CCGGCTTTGTGCTGGCAGCCGCCAGCCTGATGGGAGAATTCCAGCGGGTCCATGTTGTCCCGGAGATTGATGCCTACCGTTACAGCACCATTGCGCAAAAATGTATGGGAGCGGACTTGGCAGCATACAGCTATACGCCTGCGGAATCGAGCATCTTGAAAGCGCTCTTAGATGATATAGCGGCTGTGCAGGACGTGGTAGGGGAGAACACCCCGCTCATCGTCTCCATCTCCACCCTGGTTTTAAACCTCTTGAATAATTCGGATAAGCTGTCCAGACGGCTGGATGTGACGGATTTTTCCCAGGGAGATGTGACGGTCAAGGTCAAATCCTTGAATGGGATTCCCTTACGGTCCGTGCCGTCCGGCCGTATGAAGTCTAAGTACGTGTTCCAGGACGGAAAGACAGCCGGACAGGAAAAAGGCGGATTTAAGGCGGCGGAGGATGCTATTGACATTAACTGGCTCATCACGCCGCAGAACGCCCCCATCGCGGTTTCCAAGACGGACAAGATGCGGATCTTTGACCCGGATACCAACCAGAAGGCCCGGGCATGGGGCTGGGATTACCGGAGATACCATGATCTGTGGATCACGAAGGAAAAGCTCAAGACCTGTCGTGCGAATTTCAAACAGGCAAAACCGGCCTCTGTGGAACCGGAAGAAACGGCGTAATGGAGGGGAGACGCATATGACCAGTGAGCAGCTTACATGGATAACCGGGGAGGTGATGGCCTCCCTAAAGCTATCGGATGACAAGAAATCAGATGTGGAGCGGTGTATTCGGCGGATTGGAACCATGGTCCTCATCCGCTGCAATCGGGAGGATATTCCAAAAATGCTGGAGCCGGTGATTGCACAGATGGCGGAGGACACCTTAAAGGAGGAGATGAACCTGTCCGGTGCAGGTGCTGTCTCCTCCGTGACCAGGGGAGATACCTCTATCACCTATCGGGACGACACGGCCCTTACCCAGGCATCCTCCCGGCTTTTGAAAGACTATGAGCCCCAGCTGCGCCGCTATAAAAAGATGAACCTGCCAAAATAAAGGAGGAACACATGACAGAAGCAGATATCCTGGCTTTGACCTATGAAGATACCGTGACTGTTTACCGACCTTTCAAAGACCGTCTGCCAAACGGAGAGACGGTCTTTCACAGGAAAGCGGAGGGAAGGAAGGTTTATGAATCCATCTCCTGCGCTTTGTCCACCCATACGGGAGGAACTCTGAACCGGGAACTGCCCGCAGGAAGTGTCCCCACCCAGTATAGTCTGTTTGTGCGTCCGAAGATAGAGATAGAGCCTAATGATTACCTGGAAATTAAACAGAGGGGACGGCTCACCAAAGCCATGGCCGGACTGGCCGAGCGTCAGCCCTCTCACAACCAGGTCCCGCTTGTCCTGGAACAGGAGCGTGTCTGATGGCCGGGACGGAATACCGTATGGATGGACTGGACGAATGGGAACAGGAACTGGCCAGGGCCATTGAGGAGCAGTATCCGGAAGAGTTTAAGGCCATGGTCATCCAGGTGGCCATGGAGCTGCAGGGCAAGGTCAAGGAGAAAACTCCTAAAAAGACCAGCTGGCTGCAGAACAACTGGAAAGTGGGGGAAGTCCGGAAACGCGGGGATGAATATGTGATTGAGGTGTACAACAACGTAGAGTACGCCGAGGCAGTGGAATGGGGACACCGCCAGAAGGTAGGGCAGTATGTTCCGGCCCTGGGGAAGCGCCTGAAGGCAAAGACGGTTAAGGGGGCCCACATGATGGAGCTGTCCCTTGCGGAGCTTCAGGCCGTACTTCCCGGATACCTGCAGGAGTGGATGAACGATTTCCTGAACACCCATGACATTGTATAAGACAGGAGGAACTAACTGTATGGATGAGAACATCTTACAGGCAGTAAAGGACGCGGCCATCGGTATGCTGCGCGGCCATGAACCGGATGTGGATGTGTATGCCGAGGAAATTATGCGGACGGACAGGACGCTGGAGCCGGAGGATGAGGATAGCAGTAAATGGTATTTTGTGGAGGTGATTCCCGCCTCATTCACGACCATCAGCCCGGACCAGACAGAAGCGGCCCTGATGGTATCCATAGATTACCATGAGCCAGAGGAGTCAATCCGCAGATATGGCGAAAAGGCCATGGAACTGGACCGCGTATTCCGGCCGGTCTTTCCATTTGCTTACGGAGGAGAGAGGCGGGCAGCCACGGTAGCCCGTGTTACCACCAATATCAGCGGCGGCATGCTTCACCTGACCTTCCCTCTTACCTTCATCGTATCGGACAGGCCGGAGGAAGGAACGGAGATTGGGACACTGGAAATGAGAACCGAGAGAGGATGAGAACATGGCATTAGGATTACCGAACATCACAATTATATTTAAGGGCCTTGCCGCCTCCGCCATCGAACGGAGCGAGAGGGGGATTGTGGCCTGTATTATAAAGGATGACACGGAGGGCGGCCAGAGGCTGTCGGTCTATGAGAGCATCCTGGACATTGACTTTGAGCACATGACGGAAGCCAACTACGGATATTTAAAGCTGCTATTCGAAGGAGGACCCGTGCGGGTGATTGTACTGAGGGAGTCCGCCGAGTCCCCCAACCTGGCTGCGGCCTTGAAGGAGCTGATGTACCTGCGCTGGAATTACCTGTGCTATCCGGATATTTCAGACGAGGACAAGACCACGCTGGCGGCCTGGATCAAGGAGATGCGAGATAAGAACCATAAGACATTTAAAGCAGTGCTGGCAGCAAGTGCCAGCGATCATGAAGGGATTATCAATCTGACCACGGATGGGATAGAGTCCTCCATTACTGGAAAGACCCACACGGCAAAGGAATACTGTGCACGGATTGCGGGGGTCTTAGCCGGGCTTTCCCTGTCACGCTCCAGCACTTACTACGTGCTGGGAGACGTATTAAAGGCAGAGTGTCCATCGGACCCGGATGAACGCATTAATAAGGGAGAGTTTATTCTGGTGTTTGACGGCGAAAAGTACAAGGTGGGCCGTGGTGTTAATAGCCTGACCACCTTTACGAAGGAAAAGACGGAGGATGTGCGCAAGATTAAGATCGTGGAGGGGATGGATCTATATCAGGACGACATCCGCAACACCTTCACAGACAGCTATGTAGGAAAGTATGTGAATGACTATGACAACAAGCAGCTATTCGTGGCAGCTGTGCGGGCGTACCAGGCAGGACTCGCAGGGGAGGTGCTGGATGCCAGCTATGACAATACGGCATCGGTGGACGCGCAGGCCCAGAAGCAGTACCTGCAGGAACGGGGGCAGGATGTATCCCAGATGACAGAGACAGAAATTCTGACGGCCAACACTGGGGCCAAGGTGTTTATTGCCAGCCATGTGAAGTTCGTGGACGCAATGGAGGACCTGCAGATGACCGTGAACATGTAAGGAGGAGACAATGGCAGGAAACGTGAGAGGGAACCGGACCCTGACCGGAAGCTGGGGAGAGGTCTGGGTGGACGGTGAAAAAATCTTCGTTCTTCAGAAGATTGAACAGAAGGTGGAGGTCAACCGCGAGGATGTGCAGATGGGGATGAACGTGGACAGTAAGATGACCGGGCTTAAGGGGTCTGGTACCCTGTCCATCAAGAAGGTTTATTCCAGGGCAAAGGCTGTCTTGGAAAAGCTAAGTGCAGGCCAGGATGTCCGCTGCCAGATCATTGCAAAGCTGAAGGACCCGGATGCCGTGGACGGCCAGATAGAACGCTGGAGCACGGATAATGTCTGGTGGAACACCATCCCGGTCATCAGCTGGGAGACAGGGGGACAGGTACAGGAGGAGTGGGAGTTCGGCTTTACTCCAAGTGACATGAAGAATTTAGACGAAATCAAATAGGACGGAGGAATCGGAAGATGGAACAGAATAAAGAAGATATTTTTAAACGTTTTTTAGCAAAGGCAGAAAAACGGGCGGAGGAAAAGAAGATACACCGCACCTGCCTAGTCCGGGTGCCAAGTATAGATGAACGGATCCGGATCCGCGGCCTTTCAAAACAGGAGATTGCGGAGGTGTCGGAGATTGATAATACGGATGACCCTTACGCAGGTGATAAATATTCCGTCTACATAGCCACCGTGGAGCCGGATTTAAAAGCGGTTGCCAAGCAGATGAAGGAGGACGGGAACATCCAGGAATACACGGATGTGGTTGACATTTTTGAGATTTACGAGATTAGGCAGATGGCGGAAAAGATCATGGAGCTGTCCGGTGTAAGTGGAAAGAACAAGATTGAGGTCATAGAGGAAAGCCTAAAAAACTAATCCGACTGGATGGAGAGGCGGAATTTTTAAGCCATTACATCCAGAAGGGATTCACCCCGGAATATCTCCTGTCCATGGGACTGTCCCAGAAACTTTTCTTTGTCGCATCCATGCGGCTGGAACAGAAGCGGGAGGAGGAATATTTTAAGGCACTATGCAGGGTACTGTCCAGAAGGAGGTAGGCGATGGGAGGCGTAACAGGAAGCATCAGCCTCAAGGATAACGCCAGCGCCACCTTGAGGAACCTCCGGAGCGAGCAGTCAAAACTCCGTGAGGATACAAAAAAGACATCCAGCGCCCTGAAAAGCGTATGGGGAACACCCAGAAAACTAAAGGCCGATGTAAGCGATGCGACCAAAGCGTTAAAACGTGTCACGGATGCAGCGAAGAAAACCAAACCGGTCACGGTGGCAGTCAAGGCAAAGGATACAGCCACAAAGGTGATTAAGGGCGCTGGAACTGTCCTGAAGGCTGTGGGGAGGCCTGTAACGGCCGTGCTGAAGGCGAAGGATACGGCTTTCAAGGTGGTAAAAAAGACAGCCGGTGCATTGGACCGTCTGGGAAGGAAGGTGGCTTCCCCCGTCATTAAGGTGGTGGACAAGGCCAGCGGGGCCATCAAGGGAATCGTGGGAAGGATTGGCAAGGCAGCCAAGGCTGTGGCGATACCGGTGGGGATTGCTGCGGCAGCCGGGACAGCGGCCCTTGGCGCATCCGTCAGTGCGGGGATGCAGCTGGAACAGCAGCAGATTTCCATTGAACATTTCGTTGGGGCCACGAATAAAGAGCTTTCCCAAGCGGATGTAAAGGCGCAGTCTCAGTCCTACATTCAGCAGCTGAGGGAGAATGCCAATGCGACTCCCTTTGAAACCGGGGAAGTCATCCAGGCTGGTTCAAGGGCCATTTCACTTGCCGGTGGAAGCACCACGGACGCCATGAACCTGGTAACGCTGGCGGAGGATATGGCAGCAGCCAGTGGAGGGACTGCCTCCATCATGGATGCCATCGAGGCCCTGGGAGACTTAAAGGTCGGGGAGACGGAGCGGCTTAAATCCTTCGGCTTCAAGGTTTCAGCGGAGGAGTTCAAAAAGAAGGGATTTTCCGGCGTATCCGGTGAACTCCAGGACTTTTTTGGAGGAGCAGCCGGAAAGCTGGCCGGTTCCGGAGCGGGGCTTATGTCCACGATCACCGGCAAAATGAAGAGCAACGCGGCGGACTTCGGCCTTGGTGTGGTGGAGCAGTTAAAGCCGGTCCTGTCCGAGGTGATTGGGCTAATGGACGAGGCACAGCCCGTCTTAAAGAAACTTAGCTCCGGATTCGGACAGGGACTTGGGAAGGGAATCGGTCTGGCTAAGACCGCCTTCACTCAGATAGCTCCTATCATCAGCAGCGTGGTATCCACGGCTCTGCCCATCGCATCCAGCTTCTTGGGGAGTATGTCCACGGTATTTGGACAGATAGCCCCGGTTGTTACCACGGCCATGGCGGGTATCGGCCCCGTGGTCATGAGCCTGGTGCCGGTTATCCAACAGGCGGCCTCTATCATAGGGGCTGTGGCGGGCGGGATTGGTTCAGCCATCTCCGTAGTAGCTCCGGTTGTCACGACCATCATGTCGGAAATCGGGGACAAGATAGGCGGCGTGGTGGAATTTTTAGCGGAACGGTCAGATTTCATCCAGTCCGTTATAGAAACGGCAGGCCCAGCCATTGCTAAGGTACTGGAAACTGCCTGGGGCATCATCAGCCCGGTTATGGACATCCTGATTACCACCTTTGAGCTGGTATTTGGCGTGGTCCAGAAGGTATGGCCCGGCATCCAGGATACAATCAGCGGGGTGTGGTCCCATCTTGAGCCGATATTTGACACCATTGGAAAGGGCGCGGACTTACTGGCCGGGGCCTGGTCCAAGGTTAAGGATTTGGTGACCGGCGGAGGAGATACCGGAAGCGGAAGCTCCGGAAGCGGCGTCAGTCCCGGGAAGAATGCCAGAGGAGACAATAACTGGAGAGGCGGTCCCACCTGGGTGGGTGAGAAGGGCCCTGAGCTGATTGACCTTCCGAAGGGGACGCGGATACTGCCTTCCAAGGAAAGCTTTACCTGGGCAGCTATGGGAGACAGTAATATAATCCAACTTTCCAGACAACCAGCCGATGGAGGGGATGTGACGCCATCTGGTGGAAAGACCATCACGATCCAAATCCAAAAGATAGCGGATGAAGTCCATGTAAGGAGTGAGGATGACATTGAGGAAATCAGCGAACGCACTGCAAAGAAAATCATAGAAGAACTTGACAATACGGCATAAACAGAAAGGAGAGGCTTATGGGAAAAACGAGGAAAATCAAGCTGGGAGACATTGTCCTGCCGGTTAACCCGGTAGAGCTGGAAGTCATCACGCCGCAGCTTAATAAGCGTCTGACCCTCCTTAACATGGGGACGGTCAATTTAAAGGGGAACCGGGATGTCGCCACAGCGACAATCTCCTCCTTTTTCCCTAGCCGGGAATCCCCTTTTTACCGCTATGCTGATATGCCCCCTAAGAAATACAGGGCTAAGATTGAGAACTGGAAAGAGAACAAGGAAACAAAGCGCCTGATCATTACGGACATGGGAGTCAACCTGGCTATGCTGATTGACAAATGCAGCTTTAAGGTAAAGGAAGGCAGCGGGGATATGTATTATACGCTGGAGCTGTCGGAGTATCGGAACCTGACCGTGCCGACCGTGTCCATCCCGCTGCAGGTGCGCGACAACGGCTTGAAACAACGCCCGGACGAGGCAGTCCCGGCTAAGACCCATACGGTGGGAAGCGGGGATACCCTTTGGGGGATCGCAAAAAAAGCATACGGGAACGGGGCCCAAAGCTCCCGGATATATGCGGCCAACAGTGCCGTGATTGAAGCAGCCGCCAAGCAGCATGGAAAAAGCAGCAGTAACAACGGCTGGTGGATTTATCCGGGGACGGTCCTGGCAATCCCGTAATCGGAAAGGAGAACGAAAGTTGAATATCCTGGTGGGCGATAAGGATCTGAGTGAATTGGTGGAAACCATAACCTGGAGCGGGGACAGTGGACAGATAGCCAGGAAACTGGAATTTACCATTGCCAAGAACACGCAGGACCCAAACTTCCCAAATGTGACCATTAACGAGGGAGACCAGGTACTCCTTCAGACGGACACGGGAACCTTCTTATTTGGCGGAATTATCTTTGATATTGAAAAGATGGCAGGAAGCAACCTGGTCCGGTATCTGGCTTATGACCTGATATTCTATTTAACAGGATCCGAATTGACGAAGGATTATAACGGGGCTCCGGAGGACATTGCAAGGGATGTATGCGGGGCACTTGGAATCACGGCCGGAACTATGGCAGCCACGGGTATTACAATCACGAATCCATGTGTAAAAAAGACCGGATATCAGGTCATACAATCATCCTATACGGCAGCCGCCCGGAAGAATGGTAAGAAATATCAGCTGATGATGACGGAGGTTAACCGGGTATCCGTCATTGAAAAAGGCCAGGACAGCGGAGTGATACTGACCGGAGATTCCAACTTGTCAGATGCTACTTACAAGACCACCCTTCAAAACCTTGTCAACAAGGTTTTAATCACCAATCAAAAGGGTACCGTAGTGGGGATCGTGGAGGATACAGAAAGCCAGGCGGCCTATGGAACCATCCAGAAAGTCCTGGAACAGGAAGAGGGAAAGGACGCAGCGGCGGAAGCTAAGAATCTGCTTCATGGAAGTGATCCATCCGCTACGGTCACGGGCATCCCGGATGACATACGGGCGATGGCCGGATATGCATTGCTGGTACAGGAGGAAGAAACCGGGCTGATTGGCCAGTTCTTTATTGAGAGTGACAGCCACAAATATTCCAATGGGGAATCTACGATGAGCCTGACCCTTGCATTCCAGAACCTGATGGATGAGGTTGAGATTGATAAGCCATCCGAGGACAAGAAACAGAAGCGAGGAGGATGATATGGGAGGATATACAGCAAAGCTGGCAAGGCGTATTAAGGAGCAAGGGGCAGGCGGAAGCAGTCCCCTCATCCTGGCGGAATATGTGTCGCCATCTGCCATCCGGATTGGTGGGGAACTGTTCTCACATAATGTTCATGGAAACCCACAGTGTGACGCAACGGCCGGAGATACCGTGCTGGCGGCCCAGATAGGAAGCTCCTTTTATGTTATCTGCAGGGAGGTGTGACATGGGAGTATTTCCATTCATTAATACTGAGACAGTCCAGGAAGCCGCGTCCAAGAAACTTCCCTTGTTCCGGGAATATGCGTATGATTTTGAGAAACACTGCCTGAAACTGGATGATGATGGCAGGACCTATCTGGTCCAGGGGAATGAGGCCCTGCGCATCTGGATTTATTTTGCGTTGGAAACAGCCAGGTACCGATATACGGCCTATGATACTACGTTTGGGAGCGAGATAGAGGAGCAGCTGATAGGCCAACCGATGAACGATGAGGTGACCCAGATGGAGCTGGAACGGTACACAACGGAAGCACTGATGTGCAACCCTTATATAGAGGAGCTATCGGAATTCGATTTCGTGCTGCAAAAGGATGGAATCAAGGAGTCATTCCGCTGCAGAAGCGTGTACGGTGAAGAAACCATACAACATGATATAAAGGCGGTGAGGTAATGGAGCTGGAATGGAGCGCATCGGACATCCTGGCCAGGCTGAAGGCTGGGCTGAAAAATGAGGACACCCGGATTGAAGGGAGCTTCTCCATGGATAACATGCAGGCCGTGTCTGAGGAGCTGGCCCGGTACAACAGCATGCTGATTAAACCCCTGTGGGATGAGATTGACCTGCGGATTGACGAGGTCATCACATCCGGAAATGAAAATCACTATGCGTTCTGGGCCAGGCAGGTAGAAAACGCAGAAGGGAAACGGGTTATCGGCAGCGCGCGAGTTCATGGAGTTAGAGATGGGTCTGGAATTGTACACGTGGCCCTGCTCACGCCAGAGGCCGGAGCACCTACACCAGATGTGGTGGAGCTGGTCCGGGCCTACATTGAGACCCAGAGGCCGGTGGGAGCGCAGCCGGTCATCCGTGCAGCTGAGGCAGTGGAAGTGACTATTAACGGCATCATCGAGCTGCAGGAAGGGGCGGATATGGAAAGTGTCCGCGCCCAGGCCGGCAAGGAGGTAAAATCTTACCTGGCGGAAGTTGCCCTGGAGGGAAAGAAAGAAACGGTATTGAATTACTATCGTATTGGGATGCTCATAGGCGGGACGCCTGGCGTGAAGGAGATAGTGGAATATACCGTGAATGAAGGGGGAGAGTCCATGACAGCGGACTATGACCAATTTTTCACATTGAAAGGACTGACATTAAATGCTTCTGGATGAAAAAATGCTTCCGGGAATTAAGATACGGATTCCTCAGATGGAGGACCTGCTCCAGGCGGAGCAGGCGTATCTGGGTGTGATCTTGGAAGTGGCGGAGTGGCTGCGGGAGAGGATGATACTGTTAAATGAGAAAGTCATGAACATCCCAAACCTGAAGGCCAAGATAAAACAGATAACCGGATGGGACTGCGAGATACTGGAGGATGCGGAGCATCTGACCCTGACTATCCGTTACTATTTTGATGCCAGGGAGCCAGTCCTGGAACAGGAGGAGCGCATCATGAAGTATATCCCAGCCCATCTGAAAGCGGTGCATGAATATCTGCAGCGTTATGCAGGGAAAAGAAAGCTGTATGCGGGCACCACGCTGGGAACCTATGTAAGATACATAGGACGGCCACAGGAAACGAATGGGCACCGGGAAGGGAAGGCCCATGTCAGGGTACAGGGAAATGTGTACATACATACAAAAATGATTGTATATCCGGAGGGAAGATAAGATGGCAAATGAACATGCAATTCAGGCAACAGGAACGTTTGTTGTCAGTAAGGGATTTAGGTTGCTAACAAAGCTGGCGGCATCCCAGGGAAGTCTGCAGTTCACACGGGCTGCCGTAGGGACCGGTAAACCGCCGGAGGGATATTCGCCGGAATCCATGATTGGCCTGAATGCTTATAAAATAGATGCGGAGATAGCGGATTACGGGGTACAGGATGACATGGCCTATATCACAGTACAGGTGAGCAGCGACAACGTAACGGAAGGATTTCTGGTCACAGAGGTGGGGGTATTTGCGGAGGATCCGGATGAAGGGGAGATACTGTACGGGTACATGGATATCTCAACGGATCCAACCTATATCTATGCCAATGGGTCCACGAACCGGTCGAAGTTCGCGGAGTTCACTCTGTATGTACTGGTTGGCAGCGTGAGCAATGTGATAGCGGCGGTGACACCGGGAAGTATCATCACCAGGGATACTTTTACGGCTGCTAATCTAAAAGCGATAGATACTCATGGGATACTTGGAGGAGAAGCGGGTGCAGAGACCACCGGCCAGGGTCTGATAGACGCCCTTACAAATAAGCTGCTGACCGAGTTTGTAACGAACACCGTTTTAATGGAACGGCTGGGAACGTATGTCCTTAAGAGTAAGATAGTAAATGATTTTTTGTCTACGGATGAGGAAACAGTGCTATCGGGGCCGATGGGAAAGCTGCTAAAGGAACAGCTTAATGTGCTCAATACCAAGAATGACAATTATGGTAAAATACTTTGGACTGGGAGCAGTTTTTTTGCCACCCCTGAGAATGTCCCTGATTGCAGTAATTACAAGGTATTGATATTTTATAACAGCATCGGTGCCTATTCGGTATGGCGTGATTCAATTTTGACTTTCACATATTTGGCTAATAGCTCCCTTTATATAGATACGTTCTCAGTATTACGGAATGGCAATACAATCAAGCTCACGAATAATACAAGATACTGCGCCGGTACAATCTCAACATCGGATATTCCGATAACTAAAATCATGGGGGTTGTCTAATGACTATTTAGTAAAATTACGCAGATATAATATGTGTACACCAGCTTGCCCTATTTCATTTATGACGGTGGTTGATGTGCCGTTGTATACATATACTCTCGCCACCTTACCCTGTCCATCAACGCTACATTGATATACGGACAGCCCTTGTTTTGTACTAAATCCTATCGCGCCTATTGGGGTGTATCCTGATATGGTCGGTACGGCAATTTCTGTTGTAACCACTGTGCCGGGGCCAACAGTTATTTTATCAACATTGTTAGCCCATCGTGTGGTATACAATGTTGTGAGATTGGTATTGAGCACAGCAGTATAAAAATTCAGGCAAAACTCATTTTTCTGCATTTTTATTACTGTG